TAAAAAAACTTCCTCCTCCGCTTCCCCCCGTGGGGGATATAGGGGGTATTTCTTTTCTATTCTTTTCTTTATTATTCTTTTCTTTGTCGGAAACTTTCGGAAGTTTTGCTATTTCTTCTGGAAGTTTTGGCATTTCTTCCGGAATAAGACATATATCTTTCGGAATATCAAAGTTTGTTCGCTTGGCAATCTTGTTCATTTCAATGTATCTTATCTGAATCGCCCGTGAAGTAATTACTCTCCCGCTTGTGAACAGTCCCTTATCAAAGAGCCCGATTGCACAGCAGTATTTCACTATCTCTTCCACTTGGCTCTCTTTCAGATCCCAGTATTCGGATACGTCAAAGGCGGTACTCTCGTCCCATTCCATGTAGCAACCTTTTACTCGGTAGATCTCATTGAGGATATATGAATAAACAGCGTAGCCATTACATTTCAATTCCTTTTTCAATCGCTTAATCCGGATATCTTGGAACCTGTCTGTATCTGCCCGATAGAAGGAGAATCCGGTTTTTGCCATACTACTCTTTTATTAAAAATCAAAATCCGGAGACTCGCCGCCCTGTAATGACTTTAGTTTCTGGTCTACAAGGTGGTTTACATCCCATATGTTTACAGGTTGTATTTGCAGGTTCTCCGCCATTTGCCTTGCCACTTCCTCGGAGACAGGATTTATAGCGTATATGGCCCCCGATGAGAGAAAGCGGGTGAAACCGGGCTGGTTACTCGTATCCGGAACGTCTACCCGAAGCATATTGGTACCGGCCACGTTCTGTTCCGTACATCTTCCCGCTATCCTTGAATGGCCGAATAACTCGACCACGCACCATAAATCAAATTTCTCTTGTTCCATATTATTTTCTCTTTTTAAAAGTGTTACAAAATCTCGTGGAGTTAGCTACTCGTCCAGCATCATGTATGATGCACCAAACGCATAGCCCCTTGTGAGGATGTCCGTTGGCGCAATCGCCACATTTCACCTTTTCTTGCTCGTCTCTCTTCTTCGCCATATCACCAAGTCTTTATTTTGATCGGGAGATCGGCGTACCACCAAGCCAGAATCGTAGCGTCACGTTGGTCTTGGTTCGTTCTCTTAGGCAAGGGACCGACTATGTAGGAGAGTTCCTCATGGGTTATCTTGCCCTCGTCCCCTTTCCAATGTTTGGTCAAAGGCTTTACCTCCTCGCAGGGAATACCTATGTGCTCGCACATCTGGAGAAGCAATATCCCGGTTTGCTGGTTACGACCTACATACTTGGCTATCCTCTCGCCGGATTTACCCCTAGCCTTATGGTAGTTGCTTTTTTCGTTAAGCCATCCGGCCTCGACAATGACCACTATGTCTACCCCCTTGTACCTCTCTCTCGCCTCCTTGATAAAATCAACTAAGACAGGGAAGGGGAGGCTCTTTAGAATTAGCTGTCTCGTTGAAGGAGACAGTACGCATATGCCGGATTTATCTATGTCCGGGTCAACGGCTATCACTAAATCATGTTTTTTCTTTCCCATGGATTCCTCCTTTCTTTATCGTTTATTAGTAAGAATATGGCCAAGATCACTGCTATAAGTCCGAGTATCGCTGTGATGAGGTATATAGCCATTACCAAATGATCTAAATTCTGTATTGTTTCCATAATTAGATTTGTTATTTGTGGTGGTAGCGGGACTCGAACCCGCACGAACTACATTTTAGATAGTCTAGCTATCCTATTCCATTAATGGAATAATATCCGTTCATTACAACCCAGTACCTTACGGCATACGACACTACTTAGCTGGTATTGATCTAGTTCTTATAACGGTTTGCTATCAAACTTGCGTCTACCAATTTCGCCATACCACCGTGTTTGCCCCGCATATCCTCACGGACGGCGGGGATAATCATTCTAACCCAAATCTAATACCATGAAAAACACACTAATATCAATATCAAACCTCTAGCTCTTCAATTAAGAGTTGTCCACATCCCATGAACCATACTTGGGAAGCTGGTGATTTCTGGAGCAAGGCGATCTCTATTGCGGCCTCCTTGAACTTGCTCTTGTCATGCCCGGCCTTTTGCCGGATGAAGGATTGCGTCCTAGTTATAAGATCCCCGTCCCCTTCCTTGGGATCACGGGTTATGATATCCTTGCACTCTCTCATCTTATCCTCGATTGACTTAGAGGAGTCGGATAATGATTTCTCTATCTCTTTTTTATCAATGTCAACAATTCTCTTATTGACATCCGCATTGAACGGGAACACGTCCATTATCATTGTCTCCGTGACAGAGGCGATGGTATAATCCGCCATTGTCCCATTCATGCCTTCTTCTAGCACGGTTATGGCCTCTTTTAGATTAGAGGCTTGGGCTAACATGGTAGCGGCGGTTTTCTTTTCCGCTCCGCTCTTCTCGTCCAACGTGATAAAATAAACCTTGATCTTATAGAACCGGTCACCATTCTCGTTGAAGAATAATTCGGATAAACGAGCTCGTTTGATGTCTGTTACCGTGAACTCACCCGTGATGAAGGGGCGGATCTCCTCGGTGATGCGAGCTTCCGCCTCCGTAAAAGACAGTGCGTCTACCAAGTAAGGCTCGGTTACTTTTTTCTGCGTGCCATTTTCCAGCATTTTCTCGTAAGAGACCTTGCACTCAAACCAATTTGTCATAACTTATTAATAATTAATACCATATTTCTTTCTTTCGTATTGTGGGACATACCCTTTGCAAGGAGTATTCCCGTCAAGTAAGGCCGATTCCGGCCTCACAGTTTCCCCATCTTTTTTAGACGGGGCTGTCCAATGCTTTTGCCGTTGATGACAGAGGCAATGCTTTTTAGAGCAAGCCTCATTGAGGCATAATATCAGTTCTTTCATTATTCTTGTATTGTGGGTCTGGAATCTCAATACCTATATAATTAAGCGACCATTCCCTGATTACCTGTAAATATGTGGCGAAAGTCTTCCTGTCCATTTCCTTGGTGGAGTCGGGGATGTCTATGATCTCTCCGGAATGGTAATTCACGTATCTATCAGAAAACGTCCTCTTGCAAAACTCGTGGACTTCTTGGGTAGTCGTATAAGCGTAGCCTATATCTTTGAGTCCCTCGAGCAGGAGAGGGTAGACCACTCCCCACAAATACCTGTTTTGCTCGCCGGATCTTAGATCTCCGACGGGATATATCGTAACTTGGCAAGTACCGGGTGGATATCCGGCCAGTTCACAAAGGAACTCCGTCAAATCCGTGTCCGTCCCAGTCTTCTCTATCTTGACCATGGCCGTGTAAGGTTTATGTCCAAGCCCGGTGTCGCCACGAAAGTCGGTCGTTGGGTAGCCTCGCTTACTTTCTCCTTGAATAAGACCTCGTCACTATTGTCATCGGACAAATGGAGCAGGATTATGTTGTCAACCCCCGAGAGGTCGTTAGCCTCCAAGGTTGTCACGCATGTTCCTAGCTCCATATGGGATAGCAATGTCCGGTCTCGTCTGGACTTGTTTATCCTCCCTTCCGTTACGTTCCTGTCTAGGATGGACCTGTCGTAATTGCACTCGATCATGACGTGCCTGAGATTCGGGAACCAATAATAGAGCATGTACGTGTCCGTGGCGAACAGGATAGGCCCCGTATCCGGATGGTCTATGAGAAAACCCAGAGGCTCATTGGCGTCATGGGCTATCTTGAAAGGGACTATGGAGAAGGCCCCGGCCATTACGGTAACGCCTTCCTCTATCATCAATGGCAGGCGCTTGCTCGTAAAAGATAACGAGCTTATCGTGCCGGATGACGCCAAACAATCTACCCCGTAATCAAGGAACTCGTTCATCCTTCCGGCGTGATCGCCGTGCTCATGCGATATCACGCATCCAACGACCTTCTCCAGATCGAAGAACGGGAGGCCGTTGATGTTCTTGAAAGGTACGCCGCATTCCAGTATCAGAATCTCCCTCTCATCATATAATAGGTAGCAGTTCCCCGAGGAGGAACTGCCCGTTACGTATAGTCTCATCTTCTCATCCAGTTTGGCTTGCCTTGGGAGGCGTTATTAAATAGTTGTGCCTTGGGAGGCTCGGGATTGCCGGGATTGGGTTGATCTTCCATGACGGGAGAAGGATCGCTCGCCGCTTTCGCTTCTTGCTGGCACTTGAACTCTTCCTTGTTAGCCTTTTCCAGTTCCTCCTTCAGCTTGTCTTCCGGATTGATCTCAATGTAATCCACGTCCTCTATATCACGTGCCTCCTCCTGCGTGATCATTCCCATGCTGATCTCCGGAGCGTACGCCCTTTGCCAGAAGGAAGCCGCCCGGTACTGGAGCATCAGCCTAGGCATTGTCTGCCATTTAGATCCCGCCTTGGTATACCAGCCTTCCTTTATCGCCATTTCCATGGTGATAGGGGTGGATTCCAATATCTCGTCACGGCCTTTCTCCGAGGAATAAGCTATACATTCCCAATTGTCGGTCTCGATATTCAATGTCTTTGTCACGGCCTCTCTCCTGCCGTTCCTCCATTCATAGTCGGTATACGTCACGTTCTTGATCTTTCCTAGGTTGGTGAACTTATACCTTAACGGGGAAAATCTCCCGCATGAGTTGACCGTAGCGATAAGAAATTTCGCTGACCATGATGGACGGCCTTGTATGATATCGAGATTCTGCATGACCATCATATGGTCGGCGTTCATCCTTTGCGCCATGCTTACCGCTATCATGCAGTTCGCCACGGCCTTGCTCTCCGATCTCTTGTCCGTTACCCTATACGATTCGGGTACCAGATCGGAGTTTACGTACATCTTGCATATCTTTTGCATTGTCTCGAATTGTGCGGGATCGAAAAGATTGATCGCCATGTTTTGCGGTTGCGCCGCTAATACGGGAGTGTTCATATTACTTGTTTTTAATTGTCAATTCTTTATGTTCCGGTGATACTATCAGCGATACGACTTGCGTATCCGTGTCTATAAGTTCCGTGACGGACTCCCGGTTATCAAGGAATACCGGGGCGTAAACGTCATAGATACGAGAGAATGCCAAGGCTATGTCCAATCCCGCGTTTACCTTGGTGGCGGTGTTCTGCACGCCGAAGGGAACGCCATTTATATAGCACTCGCAACATTCCTTCTCTCCGCCGTTTATTTGCGGCTCGTACATCTTCCACTTGACCATGCGGAATAAGGAGTTGATCCTTTCCTCCATCATGTCCATCTTCTTATGTATGAACCTGTCCGCTATCATTTCCGTTTTCTCGTACCGGGCCAAGGATACGGCCAGATCCTTTTGCCTCGTCTCCAGCTCATCCACACGGGTCTTGGCCTTGTCGGAGTGTATCTTTCCGGAAAGCTCACCCTTTATTTCCTCTATCTCTTTCCTGATCTTGGATATCTGGTCTTTCACGGGAGACAGGTCATTGTATGTCACCACCGATCCGGATAATAGGTCTATATCCTCTTTTTTCTGGTCTATATCCTTGATGACATCCTTACGCTCCTCGTCTTCCGTATAGGCTGATACGAAGTGCTTGAGAACTCTCCTGTCAAGAATATCAAGATTGGAGGATAGCTCCGTGCGTCTGGCATTAAGGGCGGTTATCTTGTTCTCGTACTCCGATATCATTTGGTCATATGACCTTAGAAGGGCATCGTTTTCCTCTCCCTTCTTGTTTATATCCTCCAAAAGGTGGGCCTTGCGGTCATGCAGGAATTTCTCCGTGAACTCCTGTCCGCATGTCGGGCATATGCGATCATCGCCTTCCACCTTACCGGAAAGGATCGCCTCGTATTGCGCCCCCAATTTGCTCAATATGTCGGATACCCTTTCCTTGGCCTTGGCATTGTCCGTTATACCCTTTGCGAGTCGATTGATCTCGTCCTCTATGCCGGCGATCTCCCTCCTCGTCCTCTCTTTTTCGGATTCGAGATCGTTGGACTCCTTTTGATAGGAGGCCTTATATCGGTTCTCGATATCCATCTTTCTTCTTTCTAAGGAAGCGATCTCATTATATAGGGCTTGTATCTTGAAGTTGACATCCTTGTTCTCCTCTTGCACCCGTAGGTTCTCGTCCGCTATCCTCCTATCCAGTTTCTCGATCATGGTTTCCCGATCCTTGATTATGCCTTCCAAGGCGGTCCAGTCCTTATCGATAATGCCTTGTCTGGCCTCGTCTATCCGGGCGGGGATCTCGTCCAGCTCTTTCTTGATTGGCTTTTTCTTGGCGGCGATCTCTTTCCTGTACTCATCCATCGTCTTGCCGGTGCAATAGGATAGGAGCCTCTTGAAATCCTCGTTGTCCCCGATAATCTCTTCCTCGCTCGGCTCCCCGGCCGCTTGGATAAGAAGGTTCCTCTTGTCTTGCCATTTCAAGGTGTTGAAATAGGAGGAGGAAGTGATAAGTTTGAACCTGTCCTCGTCTAGGATGGAGTTTATCTTGGTCTTGAAGTTCGTGGCGTTACATGCCACTCCGTTGATGGAATACTCGGTGACGTTGCCGGAGAACTCGGCCTCTTCCGATCCTTTTTTCTTTGTCCACTTCTCCGAGTAGATACGCTCAAGCGTTAATTCTTGCCCGTCAAGATCGAACATTCCTCGCACGGATACCTTTGAGTTTCTCATGTCTTGATCCCGGGGCTTGATCTCGTAGTCTTGCCGTCCTTGCGTGTCCTTGCCGAATAAAAGCCAAAGGAAAGCGTCGTTAACCCTAGTCTTTCCGATTCCGTTCATTCCCAATATAAGCGTGTTCGCCGAGAACGAAATGCTGATTGTTAATCCCCTGAAATTGACAAGGGATAATTCTTTGATTGTAAGTCTCATGTGATATATTTTTGTTTATACAATATTTCCTTGGTATTCACTTATCAGACTCATAAGTCATTATTACGATTTGATTTATCACAACAAATACTGATACTATGCCAAATATCAGTAAATGGATATGAGAAGGTTTTTCATTCCATTCGAAGATTGCGACTATTGAGGCCAGCCCCAATATTGTAGCTAAGACCATTCTAAAAGTAAAGATGGTAATGCTTTTAATGGTCTGGAATATCTTCCAGAACCATGCTTGGTTTCTCTTTATCATATATATTGTTGTTTTTAAAATTCGGAAGAAAGGCCTCATATCCTCACGGACGGAGACCTGCGTTGCAAAAATTGTAACTTTGATTTTCTGATTGAATAAGCACCCCTAGGGGTGAAACGTGCTCCCTGCCGGGCTTGAACCGGCGACCCTAACATTATGAGTGTTGCGCTCTAACCAACTGAGCTAAGGGAGCGTTTGCCCGTCTTTCCGGGCCGCCAACATTATGAACCGCCATGTCATCACCGTCACATTCCACATGATTTCGTGGAACTTCCACCTCGATAAATACTCTTTGGACTCATTTCGGATTTACCATACCATTTTTATCTACTACTCTATCGGCTTTCCCATCTTCGGACAGGCCCGACATCCGTCCTCGATTCGGATAGAGTGGTGCGTTCATTGATACAAGATTGTGGATGGGAGGGGATTCCAACCCCTATGCGTCTATTACGCTGGCTCAATGTCTACCCATCCGTTTGCCGGGGAATTCCACCCCGGCACAGTTTAAGTAATAACGAATATTCTTTCCTGCCTCACGGCGGTATTGTAAGGTCTTGGTAGCTTTATTACACGTAAACATGTCAAACAGTACAAATGGTTTCGTCCCGCCTCCGGTCTCGCTCCGGAACCTGCGAGTCTTTGGCTCTCTTGGCGGGATTGCTTAACTTTACGATGTGAAACAAAAAATTAAGCATTATGAACGAAAAAGAATTGTTGAATTTATTTCTAGACACTTTCCCTGACTCTACTCATCCGAAGGATCGTGGACGTTTTATTTCTTATGCTATAGAATGTGCTCGCAATAGTCATTATATAGACATTAAGGCCATGAGCGAGAAAGGATTGGATCAAGAACGTATCGAGGAGTTGGAAATCGCCTTTGAATGGATTAGAGACACCATGGATTATTTATTGAGCAAAGGAACTCCCTGACCTTCTCGGAGGCTATGGTAGCTTCTTCCTTTGAGGGGAAGAGGTTACCCGCTTCCTTGAGCAGCTTGATACCTGTCTTGCCCGGCCCACGATTGTTGAAAATGCCCGATACTGGCTCCGGAAGGAAATCTCCTTCCCTTAGATACCATAGGTCGGTGTTTTGGATGGAGGAGTTACCTGTCTTCCCTTTCTCACCTGTCATTATCCAATCGTAAACGGCCTTATGATTTGGATAGGAACGGTTTACGCAATCGCAACGTATCATGTAATCCTCATGATTTTGATTCTCCTTTAGCCAATCGAAAAGTTCCTCCATTTTCCCTACCGGTTCTTGCCCGATGAGGGCTAGAATGTCTCTCTTGATCTTAATATCTTCCATGTCTTTCTTTTTTTTAGTTCGTTCCCGGAAGCCGATTCGATCAGCGGCTCTCGCCTCCAGTCCGGGATATATTTTTCAGAGGACAGGGTTAATCAATGCTGGATCATAACACCCCAAGGAACATCCTCTATATAATACATTAATATAAATATGTAGACTCCAACATCGGAACCGATTGAACTGCATCGGGAGCGGGGATCATCATCCCTTCCGGTATCTTCGACTATCATAACCTTACCGCCATACCTATATCTCTTACGTATATCCTCTTATGGGGATAAGGATTTTTCTCAATAAGTCAAAGAACTCTTTTTAGTAGCCCTTCCGGGACTCAAACCCGGGACTTACGGTTTAGGAAACCGTTGCTCTGTTCCGCTGAGCTAAAGGGCCTTTTTCTCTCCGGCCTTCACAGGAGGGAGAGATAGTTTTCATATATAATTCAAAAGTTATCTTACTTTAATTTTAGCGGACTTGATCAATCTGCCTCTCATTTCTCTCTCGAGGTCCAGTCTCTGCCTCTTTCTATTTACAGCCTCCACTTCTGGACGCAAGGAATATATCTCTGCGTAAATGGATTTAGCCTCCAATAAAAGAGCTTCTG